CCAGATCGACCAGTTTCTGAAACTTGTCCCAAGTCACGAAGTTCGCCAGCATAGCGGCCAATGCCGCCAGCGATGACTGCAACGTAGCAATTTGCCCGTTGACAATTGACTGCCACGCGAGGAGCGCTTGGATTTGGGCTTCAACGGAAGTTAAGTTAGCCAGTTGCGTAGCAGTGACTTGCTGGATCGACACCACGCCTGATGGGTTCAACAGCACATAGGCGACCAGCAAGTTGGTCGCGGACACTGGCGGAAACGACGGACTGGGCGCTTCGACACCGTTGACCGAGCCGACGTTGCAGACGCGGATCTCGGTCATTGCCACGCTCTCGGGCTGCGCCTGCCCGGTGTCGGCATCGACCACAAAATTACGTGGCTGCACATCGGTCTGGACCGTAGTGCCCCAGGCCACGATGGCGATCTGCCGTTGCTGCGTCACCGGCATGGCACCCGCGATGGTCTGGAAGTCAATGGTGACCGGGTCTTCCAGAATATAGACCGCCCCACCCCAGTACAGGCGGCCGGGCGCGATAGTCACTTGCGTCGCCGCTGCCTTGCTGACAGTAAGGCCAGTGTAAGCGTTGCCGGCGTCGATGGCATCTACAACAATGTCGTCAATGGATTTTCCAATCCAATCCTGCATGTTGTTGAAGTCGCCAGCTTGGGTTTCCATATTGTCCTCAAAGAGGACATCTTTTTCAGCCATCGCTAGCTCCTAACTGATGTCGGTGAGGTACTGGCCGATCTTGAACCGACCATCTAAGACGGTGATGTCGCGCAGCTGGATGATGCGCTTGACCCGCGTGTTGATCAGCACGGTGTCGCGCGCTGCCATTGAAGCGGTCACCGCACGCCGCAGCTTGTCGATCAATTTTGTATTGCGCGGCGGAAAGTAACGGCCCGAACCGAAGTAGTAATTGGCGCGCGCATAAAATCGCGGCCAGACGAAGGTGGCCTGAATTTTGGCCTCGGCGGTGTACTTGGGAATGCCGAACCGCGACCGCCCCATGTAGACGTAGGCCTTGCGATAATCGGGCAGCCGGGTCGCATCAAACAGGTACCAACGCTCATACAGATACATCCAGGCGTTTGACTTGGTCAGGTAGGCGTAGTGCATCGGGGTATTGCAGTAGAACTCGAAAATACGGCGCGGATGCTTGACGTAGACATGTTCCGGCCGCACCTGGAGCGGCTCCAGCCCCGGCTTGATGGTTTGGAAGATCGCCTGAAACTGCGTGATGTCGAGCGAGCCGTCGCGCGGAATGCGCACCAGCCGCTCATTGGTATAGGGTATCCGGCCCAGGATCACCGCATGCTTGCGCGTTTTGTTGAGCGCATAACCCTGCGGCAGCAGATATTGCTTATTGCCAGCGCCCGGATAGTAGATGTTGCCGCTGATTGCGGGCAGCATCACCTCGTCATAGTAGGTCGGTTTTTGGCGTCCGGCCAGAACGCCGTATACCCGCCGCACCGTACACTCGGTCTCGACCCCGGTGCGCGGTTCATACACCGTGCAGCGGCGCAGGTACTTGCCGCCAGCGTTGTAGTTGGTCGGATAGAACTTCCACAGCGGCCCGAAGAAGTGTCCATTGTGCACGAACTTCTTTCGACCGGCGCCGCCGCGCACCAACTGGAACCCGCCCAGGTAATTCAGCCACGGCAGCTGCGGGCGTGGCGCGTACGGATAGATGCGCAGCTGCGGAAACCGCGCGACGTACGCCTTGCGCTCGGCGTCAGTCAATGCTGGCCCCGGCATGAACTGCGCTGGTGGTGAGGTGACCTTGACGGTCTTAGCGGTAAAGCCGGGCGACGCGTTGATGGTGTTGACGAAGTCGATCAGTCCGAGACGGCTGCCGCGCTCGTATTTGAACCGCCACTGATTAGCAGTGAACCAGCGGCGGAACTCGGTCGGCCAGTCGTCCTCCCACAGATTGACTCCCATCGCCCACGCCAAGAAGGGCAGGTTCTCTGTGTAGATGCGCCATGGGTCCCACTGGTCTTTGACCAGCTCGGCGTAAGTCTGCGTCAGCCGGAAAGCATCAACATCGGCCAGCGCCTTTTCCAACCCGGCGGCGTTGCGGTACAACACCGCCGAACCGGCATCCTCGATGATGCCTGGCCACATGAAGTCGGCCTGCAGCCAGGTCGTGCCGACCGTCAGTGACGTCTCGCCGGTCCAACTCGCTGCCAACTCCATGAAGTTGATCAGGTTGGGCCGGACCATATGGCCGCGACCGTCCCAGGCGCCGTAGGGCGAACCGGTGTCGGGGTTGATGAACCCGCCTGGGAACACCGCGCTGATCATGTTGCGGTCGAGCCACAACATGGCAGCCTGCGCCGCGACCCCGCTCAAGCTGGCGGCGATCTGCCAGCTCTTGCCTGCGATGGCGGTAAGGCCACCGGTACCGCTCAACCTGGTGTTGGCGAACGCCGAGCGCTGGATCTGGCTGATGGTCGTGACAAAGATGCCGCCGCCCGCGCCGGCAAACACCGTCCCGGCAAACGCCGAGCGCTGGATTTGGCGCAGCGGCACGGCGACCACGCCATTGCCTGCGAACGCCGCCGCGATCACCGCCTTAGTTCCAGGCAACGTTGCCTGTAGCGCACCGCTGCCGTCAAACTCCGCGCCGATGATGAAGGTCGTCACTCAGCGACGCCCATGTAGGTTATCTTGGACGACATCACGTTGACGCAACCGCTATTGTCGACCGTGATGTCAGTAGTGGGCGAGATGATCTGCGTGTTGTAGACGCCGGTCTGTTCCGCGAACGCCCCCTCCAGACTCATCATGGTGAGATCAGAACCCAGCCAGCGCAGCGCCGCCACCAACACGTTGACCGTCTGCATCACCGCCAGCATGGTGCTGTCCTTATCAACACCAGGGAACAGCCACACCTTGGCTTCGATTTTGGTGTTGATCACCTTGGGTGCGATGACATTGATGACATCGGTCAGGCCTTTGCGCGCAGTATTAGGCTCGTTGATGTACTGCCACACCGCCGCGATCTGTTCCTTGGAAGGCTGCGGATTGCCGTTGAAGATGGTCGTGTAAACTGTCCTGGTGACTGGATCGAGCGTACTAACTGGGTTGAACACATCCGACATGATCGGAATGTAAACGTTGCCGGTGCCTGCTTTGGTGAAGCAGCTGGCATCGCGCAGCGACGGCTGGCCAGCGAACTGCGGCGCCGACATCGCCCAGAATTTGTAGCTCTCGTAAGTGCCCTGGCCAGGCCCAGCCAGCGACAGGATGCTGGGACTAAGCCAAATGCGCTGCCGATAGGCAGCATCGGTCTCCGGCACCGTAACCGTGGTCTGCGCCCCCGTTGCCGGGTCAGTCGTCACCACGGTGGTCTGCAGTCGCGGTACGCCATATGGATAACGGCTGGCAATGGCGTCGAGATCACTGCCGACCGCAAACGCCAAGGTGATGGCGCGCGCTGCCTGGTTGACGCGATCGCGCACCAGCATTTCAAAGAACGTGTTGAGTTCCTGGTTGATCTTGATCGGATCAAATTCCAGGTTCTGAACATCGTACTGCGCGGCGTTCGGCGGGTCGTACTTGTTCCAGATGATCAGCAGCTGCTGCATCCGCCGCGTCAGGATATCCTCGGTGCCGATCGGCTCCAGCACCCGCATGGTCGGCAGTAGGTCCGGCCGGATGACCGAGAACCGGCTGGGCGTCGTGGTGACGAGATTGAGCGGCAGCGCCATCAGATGTTACCCACCGGAATGATGTCCCACAGACCACTGCCCTGGCCGACGGCACCGAAGTAGCGCAGCTCCAGCGGGGTGAAGTCGCCCAGATGGGCACGCGGCCGATAGACACCTTCGTTGCGGAAGATCACCTGGCCCTGGCGGACCAGCGTATTGACCGGGTCATCCACCTTGGGCACCCAGGTGTTGTTGAGCGCCGCACCCATGAAGTAGATCTGTTTGATGCGGTAGTTGGGCTCCCACAGTTCCAGCGCCTCGGCGATTGCCCACCAGAACCGAGTGATGATGCGCGGCACGATGCTCTCGCCAAGCATGCGCGGGATGAACGAACCGACCCAACGCCGCAGCACGCGCTCGTGATAGGAAGTCTCGAAAATGATCTCCATCGACTGTTCAACGTGCGCCCAGCCCTGCAGCAGCTTGCCGGTGCGACGGTCCATGCCGTTGCGCGGCGGCGACACGAACGCGCGCTGTCGCCACAGGTCTGGCCAGACTGCATTGACCTGGTTGAAGAACTGGTTCTGGGCGTAGATGTCATCCAGAACCTTGATGGTGGTCACGGCGTCGGCGCCTCTTCCGGCGTCTCCAGCTCGATCACGCCCTGGTCGAGCCAATACTTGGCCTGCGCGTCGAGCAGCCGGATGCAGTGCTTGCCGCCCTGGAAGAAGGTCTTGACGCCGCCGATGCCGCCCTGCCCGTCAGGCGTGAATGCGGTATCGTTGATGACGTAAACCTTCGGCACCTCCGGCGTAGGCGTCGCCTCCTTGGCCTGCCGTTTGGCTTCCCACGGGGATACTGGCATGGTGGTCTCCTACTTGTTGTCCAACGGAATGCTGCACTTCTTGATCTGGATCGGCTTGGTCGACCAACAGCCGCTCTTATCGACGAAGATGGTGTTCTGGCCCTCCTTGCCGTGCATGATCAGCGCACCCTCCTTATGGGTGGCGCTACGAACGTCCTCGCCGACGCGATGGGTGATGTAGCCCTTCTCGCTGACCCGGCTCTTCATCGCGGCTTTCGCCTGCTTCTGCTGTTGTTGGCCGCCCTGCTGCTGCTTGCCCATCGAGCTGAGGCCGCTGAAGCCGCCAGCGCCAAAGCCACCCGATTGCTGTTCCAGCGCACCGGACTGATCCTTGTGCTGCTGTTGCTGCTGCGCCTCCTCAAGGATGAAGATCTCGCCGTAGTCGCCGCCTGACTGGCCACCACCACCGCCGCCGCCTCCACCGCCTCCACCGCCTTGACCACCACCGCCCTGCTGACCGCCGTCCTTGTGCATCGCCGACGCGGCTTTGCCGGTCTGGGTGCTGTGACCATTCACCTGGTTCGCGTGATCGGGCGCTGGATGCGACTGGCTCTCAGCCCAGTGGCTGACAGTAGCGTTGCGGAACGAGCCGCCGATGCTGGAGATGACGACGTTTTGACCTTTCTCGTACAAGTGACGCTCGCGGTTGCCGCCGCGCTGATCGCCGGTGGCGAGCCACGGACTCAGCAGCTCGCTGCCGTCGTTCTTGATGCCCATCACGCAGCGGATGCGGTCGCCCTTCACCTCTTTGACGTAGCCGAACCGCTGACCGTTGCCCGCCTGCCGCTTGGTTTCGGCGAGCTGGTAGAACATCAGATCCCATCGATTGAACATCAGGGCACCGCCTTTAGGACTGCGCCCAGCTCCTCGGCGACGGCTTCGCCGAGTTGGCGCATGGTGAGTACAGTTGGTGGATGCGCCGGCCGATCCGGGAACTCGACCCGCAGCCGACGGGTCGCATTCCAAGGCTGCGTCACGCACCGGCAGTTGGGGTGGATCAGATTGGTCCGCTCGCCCACTACCGGATGCGGCGGCGTATAGTTGGCCCACTTGGCCGCCAGCGCATTGATGTCAGCCACGGTGTAAGGACTGTTCTCCGCCGCCTGTTCGCAGATTGGACAGACCGTGTCGTCCCCGCTGGTGACGATGTTGAGCAGCTGATTGGTGTTGAAGGTATTGTCACCCGGGCTTTCCCATGGCCGCTGCCAGTTGGGCGACGGGTTCAAGGTGATGGCGCTGGCGTCCATCGACCATTCCAGGTTGGACGGCGTCGCCCGATGCACCGTGATCATCGGCTCGATGTCATTGGTCGCCAGCCCGGTACTGTCCGACAGATACTCGACCGAGGTGCGCAACACATTGTCGCCGACGGTGTTGAGCGCGCGCGCGAGAGCAGCCGGCGTCTTCCGCGGCACCGTCTCCATAAACCGCCCCCACTTCAGCAGGTCTTCGAAATCGATATTAACGTTGATCACGGCGGCTCAGTCAGCGGCAGCCATGGTTGCTCTTCGTTGTCGTCGTCCGGCGTCTCGAGTTCGGTCAGCGGCGGCACGTATTCGTTGAGGTCGGTGTAGTCGAGCGGCGCCTCTTCCTGCTCCGGCCACGGCAGCGGCGTGCCATCCGGCACCAGATGCTTCACCGCCTCGGTATCCAGACCGAGATACGCTTGCGCCTGTCGCCAGGTCGGCGCGTTGATGTTGGTCAGCAGGGGCTGAATGATATCGGCGGTGTCTTTCACGTGCATGTATGGATTGGAGTTGGCCAGGGCGATGAACTGCATGATCGGATGCTTCGGCTCCAGCACGGTGCCGGGTATGGCGTCGAAGATGGTTGACATCACGATGATGATGCGGCGCGCCGCGAACTTGACACCGGCGCCTGACTGGCCGCCGCGCACCGTCAGGATGCGATGCACCTTGCGTGCCATTTGCTTGAACAGGTTGCCCCATGGGCTGCGCGGGTCACCGACGAGCGCCGCCAATGCCTGCGCCGAAATGATGTCGCAGGAAAGTTCCATGCCTTCGTCGGTGGCGGCGATTTGCAGCGTCAGCTTGCCAGTCGGGTCGCGCACCGCGCTCGCCACGCCGATCTCCAGCACGAGCTGCAGCAGCCGGGTCTGCCCGTTGTACAGCTCAGCCTTACCGGTGACCGGCGTGATGTCGTCGCGGTCGGTGTAGACCAGGATGTACGGTCGGGCCCGGCCTCCGCCGTAGACCGCGGTGGCGATCGGCGTCATGTCGCTGTCCGACACGCGGTCCTGCGCCCAGGTCTGGTCGCGCAGCGCGCCGACCGCAGTCGCCCTAATGACCGTTCTTAGGAGGCTCATACTCGCCCAGGCGCTCTAGGGCGCGCAGTAGCTGCCGCGCGAGCACTGCCATGTCTTCGTCAGGATCGAGATTGTCCAACGCATGGTTGGCCAGCTCGATCGCGTATTCCTTTTCCGGCGCGTCGTTGCGTAACGGCTCGATGGCAATGGTCATTCTTCCTGCACCCGCGTCAGGTTGACGTTGAAACGGCCAGTCGCCGACGGCGTGATCGAGTTGATGTTGTGCCAGGTGCCGCGTTCCGGCAGATAAACCCGATCGTTGGGCTGCCAGTTTGCTGGGTTGCCGAGCTGGTCCTCGGTGATGCTCACCCACTCGGCCGCAGTGAGCACCGGGCCGCCGACGTTGCTGCGCCCGATGGCGATGGTGCCCGCTTCACCAGTGGCCGCAGCGCCAGGCATCACATAGACGCCGATGCAATAGAGCACAGCGCGGCTCGGATCGACTTGCGGCCCGCCGACCGATGTATCCTCAGCGCCCATCATCGGGTGCAGTTCGATCGGTTCGGCAAAGTAGGCGTCAACGGCAGCATCAACCTGGCGCTCGAAATTGCGCCAGATACTCATACGACGGCCACCGCCGGGAACGTCCGGTCGCGCAGCAGCTGATACTGTAGGCCAAAATAGGTCAGGCTCAGTGCAGCGTTGCCCGCGCTCGTGCCGGCCGCGATTTGCTCAAACAGTCGTCGCTGTTCGAATGATACGGTGCGCTCGCCAAATCGGATTTCACGCATGAATAAATCTCCGGTCGGTGTCACCATCGTTGACAATCCACCGGGTAATGATGGCGCCCCTCCCGTCATGCGCCGAACAATCAATTCATTGGCGACCCAGAGGAAGCGGGCCTTGGCGTAGACGGTCGCGTCCCAGCCGCTTGGATCAGTAAACACATCAGCCAATGCAAAGACGCCTGCAATATCCGCATCAGGAAAGCCGGCGAACACAGGGAACTGCGCCTTGAAGGCAACGATGTCTTGTGAGGTCGCCATGGCTTATTTGATCGGCTGGCGCGCTTCCTCTGCCGCGGCTGCATTGGCCGGCGGCAGCGGCGCGATGTCCTCGATCACAACCGGATGCAGCGGACAGGTGAACAGCTCACCGCGATCGTTGTACTTGACGCGTCCTGGTCGGCGTTGCTCCCGGAACCAGGCGATGTCCTC